AGTGGCTGACCTCAATGAAGAGCTTCAGGAACTTCACGCATCTGTTGTCCGTGCTGTTCGCTTACGCATTGACACCGGAGAGCAGTCCAACGACGACATCCGCACGGCTCTTCAGCTGCTCAAACAGAACAGCATCACTGCAGCCCTCGATAAGGACGAAGCCAAGGAACTGAAGGATCGGATGGCGAAAAAACTGGACTTTTCGGCCCTTGCCGGAAAGGTGGTTCCGATTAGAGAGACCGAGCAGAAACGCCACGCCTGACACCGCCGTAACTGCGGCGAATCGATTTCGACGGCAACCCCAGGGCCAGTGCATCAATGCTGGCCCCGGTCTCATCACCAGCCATCTGCATCTGGTGCTGCCACATCTCGAACTCACGTTCACTGGCCTTGCGTTGCTGGTCCTGGGCCGCGGCTTCACCCCAGAACTGCACCGCTAGAGCCAACGCATCGATTCGGTCGTCCTTGCTGAGGGCACCGCGTTCGGTGGTGATTCTGGAGAGCTGGAACATCAACGAGCGTTCGTGGCCGCCATCGACGTTGCGCTCGGCCTCCTGATAGTCCTTGCGGATCACATCACCGGACACCACCAGACGGTGCTGCTGGATGACAGGACCGAGGACATCACAGATCCGGCGTTCCTTCTGCATGTTCACGCGGATCTCCTCAATGCCGCATGGATGCACCCGGTTCATCACCGGTGCCAGCAGATGACTGAAGATGCCATCACCAAAGTTGCTTTCAACCACCACCTGCGTCACGTTCCAGCGCTTGGCCCGCATCGCCAGCACTTTGAGCACCTCTTCGCTGTAACCCTGGGTGGTGCCACCGGATTCGAGCAGGAACAGGTTGCCGTTGAGTTCAGCAACGACAGCCCACGCCATCTCATCGGCACCACGGCCTGACGGGTCAATGGCCATGACGCAACGCCAGGTTTCATCAGCGGAGATCCACCCCTGCGTCACCATTGGCCGGTGATAGTGACGATCAGCGCCGAGACCGGTGCACACCAGATCATCAATGCGCTGATCGGGTCCTGATGCCCAGGTGATCACCTCCGGCAAAGCCTTGCCATCGAGATCCATCACGATCAGATCCCCCAGGCGGATCGGATATTTCTCGAGCGTGCTCAATCGGCAATTGAGCTGGTACTGCAGCTGGACCGATGCCCGGGTCATGGACATCTCACGTTTCAGCAGCTCGTCATGACCAAAACGCTCGGGGTCGGTGGGAACACCCACCAAACCAGCGTCTTCCTCCACCTCTGCTGCGATGGACGGGGCGAGGCAATCCTCATAGGCATCCCAATCTTCTGAACTGGGGTCGGGATAACGGGCGGGCCACATGCGGGCCTGATAATTCCGTTCCCGCCGGAGCCGGAGATACAGGCTGGACTCCAGGTGTGGGGTGCCCAGGAAGATGGTTTGCCGTGGCAATTCACCCTCGACCGAGGGTTTGCGGATTGCTTCCAGCTCAGTGATGGCCGCGGCCAAACGTTCCTGCTTCAGAACGGTGATGCTGTTGCTCAGGGTCTCAATGTCATCGCCGATGGCCACGGTGCAACGTTTCCCGGTCAGAGACGGCGAGAGGATGCCCACTGCTCGCACGCTCGGGCTCTGATCAACGATTGACGGTCCCACGTCCCATGCGTTGACGGATCCACGGCCATCAGGCAACGGCTGCAATGGCTGGAGGATGTCGATGTCCCGCACCAGGCGCAGCATGAACGTCGAGATCTCGATCGCTTTATCTGCGGTCGCCCCAACCAGCAGAACCTTTTCACGGAACGGATCCCGCCGGAGGCGCCATAGGGCATAAACACTGGTGAGGAATGACTTCCCGCATCCGCGATAGGCAGTAACGATCTGTCTATCAGGACCATTCTCCAAATAATCGAGAATGCCCAGTTGTTGTTTGGTTGGTGTATCCGCCAGGTTCAATTCCCGGAGGATGTACGTCGCGAAATGACTGAGTGGTTCGAGGACCTCAGGGAGTGGTTCCCACTGCATCAGGTGGAAACCAGGACTTCAAAGTTGACGACCGCATTGTCGTTTGCATCTTGCGAGACGTACTTGCACTCGATCAATGCAGCCGATGGGGCGGTGTCGTTTGAGAAGTAGATCACCACTGGCTTATTGGTGTCACCACTGAAACGACCAGTGCCAGACCGAATTTTCCACTCAAACGTCACATCCTTCGGATTGAAGGCGACATCACCCTTGGGTTTGATCTCAAAGACAGCTGTGCTGCTTGGCGTCATGCCGTGCTGCGCTGTCGGATCAGTCCAAACGTCATCAATGAACAGGTCATATTCATCGAGAACAGGCCGAGCGACGTTCTGAGACAGGCCACTGGTGTTAGCCAGCTCTGTACCTGCCCCATCAGTGCAGATGCTGTAAGCCTGGAGATACATCCCCAGATCTGACGCCTTCACCACATAGGGGTTCTGCGTTGATGGTGAACTGAAGTTGCTTCCATCAGGAGTGCTGCGGATACCGCTTGCGACTGACAGTGGCTGTACCCCGCCACTAAAGGTGCCAGCTGTCCAGGTCATCTCGTACCCGACGACAGCATCACCTGCTAACGACGGGGTTACTTCTTTTTTAAGGGCGCATCAGAACCACCATCGCCACCATCCCCACCATCCCCACCGGCTGGGCTGAACTGACCAAGGCCAGGAACGTAGATGGTTTTTCCTGTTTTTGCGACGTATGCCTCGGCCTTCTTCTTCGCCACCGATTCAGGAATAACGGAATCGCAGTTAAAGGCCAGGCGATAACCGTTTGGCAGATAAACACTCATGCCGTTGCAGTGCAGTGGTGCAATGCAATCAGGCTAACTCCAAATAGCACTACAGCCCAGCTGCCTCGGGAGACAACTGGGCTATAGCCACACACCACTACTGATGATGGGCACCAGAGCGGGACCAACCAGGAACCACCCCGGCTGACACTGGAAGCTTACAAGCCATAAGGGCTGTGACCAAGCAGGTGATCAATGAAGAACTGCCGTTGCCCTTCCATCAGGTCCAACACCGACAAGGTGATCTGACGCATGTAATCCAAATCAGAACACGCCATCACTTCACGTCTGGTGCGTTCCATCTCGAACTGGTGCTCAATGTTGGAATCCATCAGCAGGTAATCCCCATCACCCGACGACGTTTTTAATCTGCTCAGGCCGGTTCGGTGAAGTCAGTCCCGTAAGCCTCTTTACAGGATCGAACGATGGCTTCCCTCAATTGATTCGCTTTCGGATCCACCAAGTGCCAACTGCTCACTACACCCTGAGCATCAACGCCATACATCCTCACCTTCACCAATACACAACCGTCATCCAGCTGTTCGATTTCAGTCATCAGGCTTCTTTGAATTTGTTCCAAAGATGACCGCGCTCTCTCTCCTTGCCAAATCCAACGACGTAGGGATTGATGGCGTAGTAATGCCCAACTCCACGATCAACCTTGATTCGTCTGACCATGTGGTGTTGGCTCAGCCTCCGCATCGTTGCGCAGATGTCTGATGTCCGCTGTTTCGTGATGTCAGCCAATTCCTGCTGCGAAACATGGATCTCTCCCGTCTTCCAGTCCGCTCTGCTGATCAGAGCAAAGAACACAGCCGAATCTCGCAAGCGCAGTTCACGGGCCTGGATCAACTCCATGAATTTCTGAACGTCATGGATGAAAACCATTCCCCACCCCAGGAACTCAGGCTTCTCTGACTCAAGCATAGTTCTAGTGATGCACCAGTGATGAGCAAGCGAAAAACTAACCCCTGGTGGTTTTCCAGTCAACGACCTCCCTCTCCGCCACAGGACCAATTTTCATTTTCTATCTAGATATCTTTCAGGTAGCACTGTCCCCACACGGGCTCTCCACACCGGGCACAGGTGACCCCAACCCGTTTTTGGGGTCGCGCGTTGTGATGGCTTCCCCTACTGACGCGAGCGGGTTTGCCCCCATACGGGGTCTTCGATCTGATCAGAGCTTTCTTTTTTTTCGGCAGGGGGTGGGGGGTCTTTTCTGAGGAGGAGGGGGGAGGGGGTAGACGATCGGCAGACAGCCAGAGCAGATCCCAGGCCAGGACTGGAAAGCCAATGGCTGGGAGAAGCAATCTGGGAAGGGTGGCCCTGTAATCGGCAGTAAGGGGCCTCTATCTGGTGGGGGCTGTCAGTGCCCTGACG